GCAGGTGTCTATTACAGGGACCTGCAACCCCTGCTTACCCTGGCCCCGCACAAGATCGCTGCCTGTGCATTGCGGGTGGTGGTCGACAGCATCAGCCAGCCCATGCGCCTGGCCCCTCTGGCCCTGTCAGTAGGGGAGAAGCTATGGGTCGAAGCCATGCTGGCCCGTGCCAGTAGGTGGGAGTTGGCCAACCACAAGCGCGTCCGTGGCCGCCTCGTTGAGAAGGTCAAGGACATCAAGCGGATGGCCAACAGCGAGACCTGGACGACAGAGCAGCGGTCGGCAACGGGTGCGTTCCTGGTGTCGGTCATTGCCCAGAAGACAGGGCTCATCAAGTTGGAGAAGGTGCGCATCGGCATCCGCACAATTACCTATGTGCGGGCAACGGCCGAGTGCTTCGACTTCATCGGCAAGGTCAACGAGACAGGGCAGTTCCTCTGCCCCTTCCAGTTGCCCATGCTGGTCAAGCCCAGGGACTGGAATGACCCAATCTCAGGCGGCTACCTCACTGACATACCCAACAGCACCCTGCTGAAGGACAACAGTGAGATGGTTGCCCAGCACTGCAGTGGCAGTGAGCCTTTTATCAAGGCCACCAACCACCAGCAGTCCGTCGCATGGCAGGTGAATCGGTGGGTGCTTGAGCATCTTGAACATGCGTGGGAAAAGAACATCTCAGTCGGCAAGCTGATGCCTCGGGAGGGGTGGCAGCCGCCGCCCTATCCGAAGCACCTGCCCGAGGGTCACCCAGACATCACCCAGTGGCGCTTCAACGCACGGCAGATCCACGAGAAGAACGACAAGACCAGGAACAAACGCATCGCCCTGGCGAAGCAGTTGTGGCTGGCTCGTCGCTTTGCGGATGAGCAGGAGCTGTACTTCCCAATGCAGCTGGACTTCAGGGGGCGGTACTACTACAGGCCGCCGTTCCTGAACCCGCAGACCAACGACGTCGGTCGTGCCCTGCTGCAGTTCGCCAACGGTCAGCCCATTGCCAATGAACAGGAGGCCGAATGGCTTTGGGTTCATGGCGCCAACCTCTATGGGTACAGCAAGCACAGCTGGCGTACTCGGCTGGATTGGGCGCACCAGAACAAGGAATCAATCTGTCGCTCCGGCATGGAGCCATGGCAGATGACTGAGTTCTGGGCACAGGCCGATGACCCGTGGCAGTTCCTTGCCTTCTGCCGTGCCGCATACCAGTACGTCGAAAAGCGTGGCGCCTATCGGTGCCAGCTACCTGTCGTCCTGGACTGCACCTGCTCTGGCATCCAGCACTACTCAGCCCTGCTCCGCAATGAGCAAATGGCTGAGCTGGTGAACCTGATGCCCAGCGACCATCCACAGGACATCTATTCCCGTGTGTTGGCTGCTGTCCTTGAGCACCTGCGGGCTGATGTGGACAACCCACACGCCCGTTCCTGGCTGGAGCTGCAGCCTGACCGCTCCCTCACCAAGGCAGTGGTCATGACCATGCCGTACTCAGCCACCAGGCAGACAGTCTTCAAGCACTGCCAGGTCTGGTCGTTTGAGAGGACGCTGCAGCTGTACGGCACAGACGGATGGCACTTCAAAGACGGTGCCATCGCAGCCATGCATTACATGGCAACCCTGCTCAGCAATGAGACGGCCAACATGATCGGCCCCGCCAAGGCAGCAATGCACTGGTTTAAGCGGGTCGGGGCACTGGCTGGTGAGAGCAACACGCCTATGCAGTGGACCTCTCCATCAGGCCTGACCATCAGGCAGCAGTACCCCAACATGCGCCGTGTGCTGATCAAGCTGCACCATCTATCCCCTGTGCTCGGGCGCTTTGCCTTGAACATCGAGGAGCTTGGGCTCAACCCCAAGCGAATGGGCAACGGCCTCAGCCCGAACATCATCCACTCACTGGACGCCAGTCACATGGCGCTCACGACAGTCGATGCGTTCGCCAAGGGTGTAATCAATCTGGGTGGCATCCACGATTGCTTTGCCACCACACCAGCTGAGATGAGCAGGGTGCGGGACTCTGTCCGCAACACCTTTGCTGCCATGTACTCCGAGGACTGGTTCACCACCATCTCCTCTGAGCTGCTGGCCCAGCTGCCAGCTGAACTGCACAGCAAACTGCCCGAACTTCCCGCAGTTGGGAACTTCGACATCGACCTGGTCCGCAGGTCCAACTACTTCATTACCTGACCATGAACTACAACCTGATCGACAAGCTGAAGCTGACCACCCCTGTCGCCAAGCTGAAGTACCCCAAGCTCATCGAACCCGAAACCAAGTTCAACCCTGAGGGTGTCTACAAGGCGACGGCCATCATCGACTCAGCTGAGGCCGCGGCCCTGGCTGATGCGTTAGACGACCTGCTCACCCGCCACAAGGCATCACTCAAGCAGCAGGACCCCAGCAAGAAGGACTGGAAGCTGGCTGACCTGCCCTATGGGTACGAGGAGATCGACGGCAAGCCTTGCTTTGTCATCAAGACCAAGATGAAAGCCAAGGGCATTGACCGTGACGGTCGTGCCTGGTCCTCAGTGCCTGCCCTGTTTGATTCCAAGGGCCAGCCAGTCCGTGACCGTGAGTCGCTCAAGGGCATGTGGTCCGGCACCGTGGCCAAGGTGAACTTTGAGGCCTGCCCCTTCTATCAGGCAGCCCTTGGTGCCGGCATTACCCTCAGGTTGAAAGCCGTCCAGATCATTGACCTGGTCGAAGGTGGCGGCAGCGCAGAGAGCTTTGGCTTTGGCGAAGAAGACGGATGGACTGGCACCACGTCGGAGGCAACGCCGTTCGACAGCACGACGTCCGTCCCCTTCGACGAGTCGGACTTCTGATTACCGCTCCAAGTTTGAGCAGCAAGTTGCTGGCTCATTGAACAAGCGGGGCTTGCCCTTCAACTACGAGGGGCAGGTCCTGCCTTACGTCATCCACGCCAAGTACACCCCTGACTTCATCCTGCCCAATGGGGTGATGGTTGAAACCAAGGGGCTACTGACACCAGAGGACCGGCGAAAGATGATCGCAGTCAAGGCCGCACACCCTGACAAGGACATCCGGTTCTGCTTCATGCGGGCTGACACCAAGCTGTCCCGTAGACCTGGCGCCCTGGCCTATTGGCAATGGGCTGAGCGCCACGGCTTCCTTTGGTGTGAAGGCCACATACCCACCACCTGGTACACCCATGCCATCCAAGTTCCTGAGGCATGAACCATGCCCGGAGTGCAATAGCAAAGACAACCTGGCCCGCTACGACGACGGTCACGCCACCTGCTTTGGGTGCGGGTACCAGGAGCAGCCGGCCAAGCAAGAGAAGCTGGAACCTATCCAGCCCATGGCACCAGTGATCACACCCCTGCTGGACTTCGTCACCACCAAAGCCCTCGATAAGCGGGGGATTCAGGCAGATACCTGCAAGCTGTACGGCTACGGGTACAGCGTCCACAACGACGTGCCTGTGCAGGTCGCTACCTACCGCAACCAGCAAGGCAAGGAGGTGGCGCAGCACCTGCGTGATGCGAACAAGCGGTTCCGTTGGCTGGGTGACACCAGCAATATGCAGCTTTGGGGCCAGCACCTCTGGCGTCAAGGCATCGGTGGCAGTGGTGGTGCCTTTGTCGTTGTCACCGAGGGGGAGATCGACGCCATGTCGGTCAGCCAGGTGCAAGGCAACCGCTATCCCGTGGTGTCCCTACCCAATGGGGCACAGTCGGCCAAGAAGTACCTGGCTGCCAATGCTGCATGGCTCAGCCAGTTCCAGCGGATTGTGCTGTGCTTCGACAGCGATGAGCCTGGCCAGAAGGCAGCAGAAGATGCACTGACTGTCCTGCCCCTGGGCAAGGCAGCCATCTGCCGGCTGCCCCGCAAGGACGCCAACGACATGCTGCTGGCAGGCGAGGGTGACCTGCTGCGTGACCTGCTGTGGAAGGCCACACCCTCCCGACCCGACGGCATCGTCAATGCCAGCGAACTATGGGAGGAACTGATCAAGCCGGGTGCTGTCTCCATCTGTCAGTACCCATGGCCTGTCCTCAACGCCATGACCCGTGGCTTCAGGAAAGGGGAGATGACCACCATCTGTGCTGGCAGTGGGGTGGGCAAGTCATCCGTCTGCCGGGAGATTGCCCATCACTTCCTGCGGCAGGGCCTGCGTGTTGGCTACATCGCCCTTGAGGAGTCCACCAAGCGGACCATGCAGGGCATCGTTGGCATTGAACTCAACAAGCCCATCCACCTGGACCCCACCTTGGCCACCGAGGAGGAGCTGCGTGATGGCTTTGAGCGGGTGCTTGGCACCGGTCGCTGCTTCCTGTACGACCACTTTGGGTCCATGGATCCCGAGCACCTCATCAACAAGATCAGGTACCTGGCCGATGCAGAGGGCGCAGACATGGTGATCCTTGACCACCTGACCATCGTGATCAGTGGCCTTGCTGACCTCGATGAACGGCGTGCCATCGACGTCACCTGCACCAAGCTGCGCCAAGTGGTCGAGCAGTCAGGCATTGGCCTGATCCTGGTGTCCCACCTCAAGCGACCAGAAGGGCGTGGCCATGAGGAAGGTGCTCAGACCTCCCTGTCGCAGCTGCGTGGCAGCCATGCCATTGCCCAGTTGTCGGACATGGTGATCGGCGCTGAACGCAACCAGCAAGGCGATGTGGCTGAGCGCAATGAACTGCAGCTAAGGGTCCTGAAGAACCGCTTCAGCGGGCAGACAGGACCCTGCGACAAGCTGCTTTACGACCAGGACACCGGTCGACTGGTCGTTCCTATGTCCCATTACTTCGGCACCTAACCCACCATGAACTGCCCCAAATGCAACTGCGACCTCATCCGCACCACGATGAGCAGGCACTATCGAGGCGACGCCGTCATTCGCAGGAGGAAATGCACAAGCTGCAGCCATGCCTGGTACACGATGGAAACACGCATCCCAACTGAAGCCATCACCCACGCCAGGACCTACGAAGGGATGTCCACCTTCAAGCTGCGCAAAGACTTTGAGGGC